GCATAATTGACCCAGATGAGTTGGGCTTTTTCATCGGCCCAATCAAATCATCCTTTAATTGCCGGTCATTCGGGATACTCGCACTTCGCAGCCAATCCCGCATAGCGCCCCACATCTCCGAGCGCTTATTCTGCCACATTACCGGATTCTTTGACTTCCAGCCAAAGTTTACCCCACGCACCTTATATCTTTGCTCATTTAACCTGTCAAGTATCCCATAACCCAAACCACCCTCATCAATTACCGTCAATGTGGGCTTGTAATCCTCAATCGCCTCAATCACCCGCCCCACAATCGACATCGTATCCTCACCCTTATACCGCTTAATCGCCACCAAATCACGGCCCTGGCGCACCACAATCACCGTGGAATCCAATCCACCCCGCGCCGGATCAATCCCAATCACCACCGGCGCCGTCTGATCACCATGTTTTGGCCGTTTCATGGCCGAATCAACCAAATTCGGCCCAATAAACTGATCATCACCCGTCGCTGGAAACTCGCCATACACCTCAACCTTGGCCTGCTGACTGTCCTCGCCATATTCCTCAATAATCTGATCATAAATCCGCTTATCCGTACCCTCAACCGTGCGCGAATCAATCTGTTTTGACTTCCAGAAATCTCTCTTTGAATGGAAACACTCAAAAAAGTACCCCTGATTGCGCCGAGGATTGCTAAACGCAAACCAATACCGATCCAAAATGTTTTCCGTGAAAAACCCCGCTCCCACCGCCCAAATTGGGTCGGGAATACCACTGGCCTCGTCAAATATCAGCATCATTCCGTCATGGTTATGCACCCCAGCATAAGAATCCGGGTTCTCCTCAGACCATAACTTGCCCTCCGCAGCCCAGTACCTCGTACCCTTCTTCAAATCGCGCTCTACCAACTCGGTCATCCACTGCGCTGGCACCAACTTGGTCGCACTAATCTCCCACCAGTGATTGTTAATGATCATTGCCTGCCACTTGGTCAACTCACCCCAGGTCACAGACCTTAACTGCGCCTCACTGTTGGCACTCACAATCACCGTCGAGCCAATCCTTGTAGTCAGCATCCACAAAATCAACCAACTCACCAGCGCAGACTTGCCAATACCGCGCCCGCTGGACACCGCCAGCCGCAGCGCATCCATGTCCAGCGCACCCTGATTGGCTTTGATGTGGCTCGTGATCTGGCGCAGCACATCACGTTGCCAGCCCCTTGGCCCCTTGAACTTAGCCAGCGGCGTGTTTTCCTTGCCCCAAGGAAATGCAAAAAAAACAAAGGCTTCCGGGTCATCCTTCAACTTGGATGACCACAGTTGCGTCATGAGCGTTTGTTCTTCTTCAGCGGAAAATTTGGGTTTTTGCATAATTATTCCTTAAGCAGCTTCCCAAAGAAGTTTCTGCCCTCTAAGCAATTCATCCGTATCAATCCTTGGCCTGCTTTTGCAATTCCAATTGCCACCACCGCGCTCACCCACGCAAGTCCAACCCGACGCCTTAAGACTAGCGCCGCCCTCTGCTGGCAACGTGTAGGTGATTAGTTTCTTATAACCCAATGCCTTGGCCGCACGCCATGCCGCGCCATACAGCATAGAGCAAGCGTTTTTGGTTCCGTCAGTGCAACAACGGTTTACCTCCAAAACCCAGCCGTTGTCCAGATGCCTAGAAACCGGTCTGCCAACAATTGCAACGCCAACAATTTTATCGCCGTCGCTTACGGCAATCGAAAACTTATGCCCAACCATAGGCTTATGGTGCCGATGATATATCTGCACAAAGGCATTAGATTCCTCTAATGTAATCGGCGTTATTGATAGAGACATTTGGGTTTTTGCATAAAAAATAAAAAAAATTGGCGTGGCCCCACCGTCACCGTGACCGGTCGCCGTCGGCCCTACCCGGCCCCCGTCTGGGCGCCTGGCGGGGTTGGCACGGCCCTTGCTAGGGTCGGGAAAACCCTAATGCCCTGTCGGTTCGGTTGCCAAACCGTGAATCGAATAGTCGGCCTAAGCGCTTGATTTCATTGGGATTTTGCCATCATCATCCTCGATGTTACCCCCAATGTTACCCCCATCAACAGCGGGTGATGGATCGTTTGCCAACTGCAACGGCTCGTCCACCTCAACGATCTCCGCTTCAATCACCCGCTGCGCCGCTTCCTCAAGCGCTTGCGTGATGCTGATCTGTCCACTGATCTCGATCACTTTGGGTTGCTCAGCCCAGCGCATCTGGGTTTTCGTCCACCAGATTAGGCTCGCTACGTCGCCAGCCATTGCCTTTTGGTACAGCGTGCTGCCGATGCCCATCGAGGCTTTGGCGCGGCCGCGTTGGATTTCCTCAAGCAGATACTTGCGCATCGTGTGAATGTCGATGCCATCGCCGATCAGCGGCGCAATGTGATGCTCTGCCACTCCCCACATCGCGAGCTTCTCAGCAAGCTCCCTATCCTTTTCCGAAGGCACAAACGCAGGCCTACCAGAACCAGGTTGCGGCCCACCTCTCTTACCCTTTTCTCGAATGGATTTTCCTTTTTCCATCATTTCTAGCACTTTCTCCTCAAAATGAAATCCTTAACGGGAAACTGCCCCGCATCGAACCGTCACAGCCGTCACATCCTAAAGGATGTGTGACGTTTGTGACGGTAATTCTCGCCCTTGCCACACCGTCACATTCCCGGCTTGTGACGGTTTGTGACGGTTGTGACGCTTAAATTTTAAGCAGCAATTCATCACCAAACCCCTGATCAACCACCACCCAACCCTTACCCTCTTTCCGGATAATTTTCGCATCCAAAAGGTCACGCACAATCATCCCTTCCCTTCCACTGGTTTTAAGGTACGACTCCACGCTGCCGGGTTTGATGCCTTGCTCAAGCAAAAAGGTCTTGAGTGTATCCCGACTGACATAAGGCAAACCATCCACCACTTCGGTACACCCAACGAACCAAGCCCGCTCCAAACTCTTCTTATGCCCGCCCAGTTTGCTTTCCTTGGGTTGCGGCATCCTTAGATCGCCATCCACGAAAAATGAGAACACCGCCCCATCAATCGGCAAACCATCTTCGTCCACCCAACCAAGGCTAACTGGCTCAAGCCAACCATACCGCTCAGCAGGCTCGGGCGAGTCTTTCATCTTCGTGCAGCTAACCTTAATCTCATTCTTTTCGCCCGACACTAGGATGCTGGCATCTAATGCCCCGCGCCACGCGCTAGAACCCCGCGCACGCTGTTTTGACTCGCTACTGTGGCCTAGGTGATGCACAAGCATACTCGTCGCTCCTAGGGCCGTTGAGACGATATTGCAGGCATTGATCATCGCGCGGGTGTCTTTAGCGCTGTTTTCGTCGCCGCTCATATGATTATTCAGGGTATCAATGATCACCAAAACCACGGTTTCGCCGGTCATCTCACGCACTGCCGCGATAATCCTTGCTGCTGCGCCGGGGCTATCTAGATCAATCGCCTTGTTGCTGATCAGCAGATTGTCTAACTGGGTTATGCCATTTTTCTTGCACCAAGCCGCGATCCGCTGGCGCATCCCATAATTACCCTCGCCTGCCAGATAAACCACAATGCCGGGCTTTGTCTTGATGCCCTGCCACATCATTGCGCTTGCAATCGAGCAAGCCATGTCCAATGCCACAAAAGTTTTGCCAACGCCGGACTCGCCATAGATCATGCAAGTCCCATAAGCAGGCAACCATCCCTTTATAACCCACGGGAGCGGGGCTGGCTGGCCCAGAAAGCTCGTCGCGCGGGTGAGGTAATAGTCAGATGTGGCCTGACTCTGATAATTGCTTAGGATCGCTTCTGCGGCCTCGTCGCCAAGTGCGGTGCTTGCCGCCACATCATGGTCTGGCTCGTACCGGGCGACGGATCGGGCGATCTGGGCAATCTCGCTGCTGGGCAATGGGATTTCGCAACGTGTCTCGTTGGCGATGCTAATTGCCGCCAGAATCTCGGCCTCGCTCATGCCGAAATTACGCATTGACCCGGCAAGGCTAGTCAGTCCGGCGTTGCGATTGCCTTTGATCAGATCGCCATTAGTGGCGCTTTTTGTCTTGCGCTGACTGAGGTGCGGGAGCCAATTGAATGGGATGCTGCCGGGTGCGATGCCGTCAAACGGGTCGCTGCTGGCCTCCCACTCATATGCCTTGCCTTCTACACTACTGGGGTGCGCCACAAAGTAACGGCCATCAGACAGTAGATCAATCCCCTCGCGCAGCTTGCAGGATCGGATTCCAGACTGGTATGCGGCGATGTAATGCTGCCCGCCGCCTGCGGTGAGGGCCATGGCGCAGTCTGGCGGCGAGCCGTGCTCGGCAATCCAGCCTTGCCAACTGGTGTCGCCACCGTTGCGCGGGTCGATGTCAAACACTACGATGCCTGACTTTTCCCCTGCCGCGATGCCAATGTTGAAGTTGGGATTCTGGCCCCACCATGCGCGAATCTGCTCGGCATCTGTTGTGGCGTCATGCACCCCATGCGCCGTGGCCGGGGTCTTGCCATTGGGCACCACGGGCAAAACGTGCCAGCCCCAACTGGCGTAGGCCAAGGCTGCGTCAATCTTGCTCGTGATCTGCACGCAGCGCTCCTTCCGTCTTAACTTGTAGTTCGTACTGACGGGCGATCGGCGGCCTCTCTCCCCACTTGTAAATCACCTGCGGCCAGATGCCCAGGGCATCGGCGAGCTTCTTTAGGCCCCCGAAATGCTTGATTGCTTCGTCTGTTGTCACTTTTTCCTCTCTGTGCGAAATAACCTGTTGACATCCTAAAGTGAAGCGGGTTAGGATGCAAACACTGCACGAACCGATGGCCGGACGGTGCGGTAACACAGAGAGGAACAAAACATGAAATTCGTAAACCAAGAACTGCAAGCCTGCTACGACGCAGGCGATTGGATAGGCCTCATGAAGGAGGCCGACAAGGTCTCCTTTTGCGGCAACAAGTTGCCTGCCATATCGGCAGGCGGCGTCAAGGTTTTTGACAACGGCAAGTTGTCAATCACCGAAAGCGAAACTTTCGTCAGCGTTGATACGCTGACATTTGGTGGACAAGTAAACGGCCACCGCAAGGTGGTTGCCAACAAACCTCGCCGAGCTTTATATGACGCTCGGGTTTTGTTGGTAGGGGAGGAAAAATGAGATTCGTTAATTTAACGCCCCACGCGATAAATGTGGTCGGGTTAGGGGAAATACCACCGAGCGGGGTTGTGGCTCGGGTTGAATTCACAGAACGTGAATTCATGCAGCAAGGCGGCGTTCCAGTCATTGCTCGCAAATTCAAAAAAGTTGTGAACCTGCCCGAAGCCGGATTTCCGGGCGCCCCGATTTACATTGTCTCAAGCATTGTGCTTGACGCGATGGGACGCCGAGCCAATCGCGGTGATGTTGTCGCACCGGACACGGGTGAAACTGCCATCCGTAACGAACGGGGCCAGATCGTTGCGGTCACTCGCTTTGTAGGAGTGCCGTGATGAATTTAGCTAAACGCCTTGAACGGGTAGCCGAGTACCACTCCGCATGGGTTGAGTCATTAGCCGAGAACCGCGCCACCTCGCAGTATTGCTGCGGTCGCAAAGAGTATTACTTCTTTGATGACCACAGCGTGCTAGTGCATGAGCGCTGCTGCTGGTACACCGACACAGTGGGTCAGGCATACCGCGATATTGAGGATTATTTTGCAAAGGACAACTTTGCGCGGGAGATGTTTGCATGAAGCATACAAACGAAGCGATGAAGCAGTTTCGCAAGGAATTGCGAGACGCATCATGGGTTG